CCCTGGCGTTCCTCCCTGGCCGGGTGTCTTGTGCCGCTGAGGCGTGCGGGCTTTTTCATTCCACCCCCAGCAGCCGCACCGCAGCCAGCGCAACAGCCACGCGCCGCGTCGCGCGTCGCACCAGCCGCCGCACCGCGGCCGCTGCCCAGGGGTCGATTTCTCGTGAGGTGTCCATGGCAAAAATTTTTGCCCGTCGGAGCCTCTCAACACCACTCAACAAAGTTTCGGAGCGTTGAGATGCAACTCGGCATCCCCACCGACGTCACCCCGTCAGAGGTCATCCGCAAGGCCTCCCTTGGCTCGGCTATCTCCCTGTGCGCTGAGGCCGCAGGGCTTGAGCCCAAGTCCATCCAGTCCGACCTGAAGCTCGACAAGGCGCAATGGTCCCGCTGGGAATCCGGCCAAGAAGGCATCCTGTGGCCCAAGCTCGTCGCCGTCATGGACCGGTGCGGCAACGACGCCCCCCTGCTGTGGATGCTGCACCAGCGCGGCTACGACATCGCCAGCCTGCGCAAGCGCGAAACCGAGGTCGAGCGCGAGCTGCGCCAGGTGCGCGAGCAACTCGCCCAAGAGCAAGCCGAGCGCGCCGTCGAGCGCAAGTTGCTGGCCCAGGTGCTGACGGGGAGGGTGCCGGCATGACCAAACTCAAGGACTGCGAAGCCCGCATTCTTCGCCGCTGCACCGAGAACCCTCTCAACGACTGCCTGGAGTTCTCGGGCGCCAAGGGAACGAACGAGGGCCGCGTCTGGTGCTGGGACCCGGCCAAGGGCAAAAGCCGCGTCATGACCCTGATCGGGGCATGCGTGATCGTCAACGAGATCAGCGTGGCGCCTGGCCTGTTCCCGTACCACACGTGCGGAAACGGCATGTGCTTCAACCGAGCACACATCAAGGTCGGCACGCGCGCTGAGATGGTCGCGCATCACAAGTCCATCGGCACCTATGCCGTGACCAGCGCAAAGGCCGCCACACGCTTGGCAGCTCGCCGCACCTGGGCCAAGGTCAACATGCAGATCGTGAGAGAGATCCGCGCCAGCGACGAGAAGGGCACCGAACTGGCCAAGCGATTCGGCCTGACGCCCCAGCACATCAGCCAGATCAAGCGGCACAAGGCCTGGCGCGAAACCGTCGGCCCGGCGTCCATCTTCAGCATGGGGGTGTGCGCTTGAACTACTACGAGCACCACATCGGCGACTTTGCGGAAGCCACCGCGCACCTGTCGTTCGTGGAGGATGCCGCCTATAGCCGCCTGATCCGCAAGTACTACGCCCAGGAAAAGCCGCTGCCGGCCGACATCAAGGCCGTGCAGCGACTGGTGGGCGCTCGCTCCAAGGACGAGCGTGAGGCCGTCGAGAACATGCTGCAAGAGTTCTTCGACTTGCAGGCCGACGGCTGGCATCAGGCCCGATGCGACGCTGAAATCGCTCGCTACCACGAGAAGGCACCAGACCGAGACGCCAAGCGCGAGAACGAGCGTGAGCGCCAGCGGCGCACCCGTGAACGCCGAAAACAGATCTTCGACGCACTGCGTGACATCGGCGTCGTCCCGGCGTTCGACGCCCCGATGTCACAACTTAACGCGCTGCTGTCACAGCACAACATCACGCCTGAGTCACAGGTCGTCACGCGTGACATCACGCCACCTGTCACGCGTGACGACACGGCTACCCAGACACCAGTCCCCAGACACCAGTCTCCAAATACACCAGCACCAGCAACGCGCGCGCCAGCGATCGACAACGAGGTGTTCCCCATCACGGCCGAATGGGCCCCCGGTCCAGGCTTCACCGCCCAGGCCAAGCTCGCAGGACTGCCGGTGTCCGACGAGGCAGAGATGGCCGAAGGACTCAACGAGTTCCGAGGCTTCTGGCTGGCCAGGCCGCACGAGATCCGCACCCAGGCCGAGTGGGACAACGCCCTCGCCAAGAGCCTCAAGCACCGCCAGGTCCAAGCCGCAAGCAGGCCAAAACCTTCGACCGGGGGGCGGGCAGGCATCCAGGCCAAGCCCCCAACCGCTGCCGAGCTGCGCGTCTTCCGCTCGTCGCCTCAGCTCATGGACCCAGCTGCCCGCGCTCGCTGCGAGGCCTTCACCAGCGCCGGGCACGCCGCACCGGAACCCCTGAACGTCATCGACATGGAGACGCCAAATGGCCTTGCCATCCGAATGGATTGATCGCCTGTTCGCACGGCTCGAACTCGCCTACGGCCACCGCTTTCTGTCGCAGTGGCCAGGCATCGACCCGGCCGTGGTCAAGGCCGACTGGGCGGAAAAGCTCGACGGGTTCGAGCGCCACCGCGAAGCCCTGCAGTTCGCGCTGGAGAACCTGCCCGCCGACAACCCCGTCAACGCGATGCAGTTCCGCGAGCTGGCCCGCCGCGCTCCCGACAAGCCGGTCAAAGCACTGCCCGCACCGCCCCCCGACAAGTCGAAAGCCGCCCAGGCCCTCGCGATGGCGCGCGCCGCATTCTCGGGCAAGACCGACCACCTCAGCACTTTGCGAGAACTCGCCGAGTCCGACGCCCGAGACGGCACCTTCCGCGGCCGCCGCGTCACCCTGGCTCAGCGCCAGACCTGCCGACAAGCCCTGGGCATGAACAAGGAAATCGCATGAGCACCACCGACACATGCCTGCGCTGCGGGCAACACGGCCACACGTCCAGCAGTTGCAAGCGCCTCGGCCTGTTCCATCGCTTCCCCACCGCCACCGCGCAGGCCACCAAGGCCGCCGCACACCGCCTGCTCGACCGTGCACAAGCCGGCGAAAAGGTCTCCTCCCGCGAAATCGCCGACGCCCTGCGCATCACGGGCGATCTGGAGGGGGAGCGCCTTCCCGGCACCTCGCCCGCGCGCGCGCATTTCGGGGGGGTGCCCGCATGACGCCAGTCCAAGGCCACCCCTACACGCACCACCAGCGCAAGGTGATCTGCCTTCGCGTCGTGCCGTGCGTCGTCGGGTTTGTCTGCAGCACCACCGGCTGGTTCTCGCGCATCCAGCGCGTCAACCCGGCCAGCCTGAAGCCTCTGCCGCTTCGATACCTCGGAGGAAAAGCATGACCGCCATCACCTTCACCATCCCCGGCCAGCCTCAGGGCAAGGGCCGCCCCCGCGTCGGCAAGATCGGCGCCCATGCCCGCATGTACACGCCAGCCAAGACTGTGGCTTACGAGGGTCTGGTGGCGCATGCGGCGCAGTTGGCCATGGACGGATTGGCGCTGCTCGATGGCCCCGTCTCTGTTCGTCTGGCCATCCTCTGCCAAATCCCGGCCAGCTGGTCGCAGAAGAAGCAGCGCGCAGCCCTGGCGCACGAGCTGTTCCCCACCACGAAGCCGGACGTCGACAACGTCGTCAAGGCCGTGTTCGACGGCATGAATGGCGTGGTCTGGAAGGACGACGTGCAGGCGGTCGAGGTGAGCGTGCGCAAGCGGTACAGCTCGACTCCTTGCGTGCATGTTGAGGTGGAGCCGATCGGGCAGAAGGTGAACGCTTAACCCGAAGCCGTCCCGGCTTTTGGGCGGCAGAGCAAGGAACTGACATGGAACTCAAGCACTACTTTCGATTCATCTTGGCATTCGCCCTCGCTTGCGTCGCAGCCTACCTGGCGACGCACAGCCTGGACGGCTGGGGCTGGTTCCTTTTCGCAGCGCTGGTGGTGGTCAGTTGATCCTCATCCTGCGCCCCATCGGCCGCGGCAACTGGCGGCCCACCCGGATGCACATTGACGGCGGCCACGCGCTGCCGCTGCTGTTCCGCGTGGGCCAGCGCCTGCCGCTCGGTGGGGTGGTGTTTCGGATCTGCGAGGTGATGGGATGACCCTCATCCGCCAAGTCAAGGTCAAGCGCGTGGATTGGTTCCGCGTGCTGGCCGACTTGCGCGGATACGGGCTGACGCTTCGGATCATCACGGCGTGCACGGGCATCAGCAAGGCCACGCTGCTGGACCTGCGCAACATGGACGCCGACCCCAAGATGCACCAGGGCGAGCTGCTGGTGGCCCTGTGGGTGCGCACCACCGGCTGCCCAGCAGAACAGATCCCCAGGCAAGGCGACGAGCGCACGGCCATCAAGCGCGGCTACGTCGAGTCCTGGGAGGGCGGATCGATCCACTGCCCGCTGTGCGGCACCGAGCATTCCATCAGGGCGCCCAAGGTCGTCAAGGACGACGGGCCCACCATCGACGCGCGCCAGTTGAGTCTGTTGAACTGAGGCCATACGGTCGGGAAGGCATACCGCCACCGGCCAAACACTGCACCGGTCATACCTCAACTGACCGGAGTGCATACACATGGCCAAGACCGCCCGCGTCGTGCAAGTCCCTGGTGAATCCACCCAGGAACTGCCGACCACCGAAGACACCACCCAGGAACTGCCGACCGGACGCGCGGAGGGGGGGGGCGATGCCGGCGAGCCCAACGCACCCGCCGAGGTGAACAGCGAAGTGGCCGCCCTGCGTGCCCAGCTCGAAGCCGAGCGCTTGGCCCGCATCGAGGCCGAGCAGCGCGCAGCAGTCGCCGCTGAAGCCGCCGCAGCCAAGCGCCCAGCACCCGCCGCCGTGGTCAAGGCCTCCGCAGGCCACCCCACCCCGCAACTGACCGAATCCGGCTGGGTCGTGCCCCAGTCGTTCGGCGCTCCCGCCGCGAAGGGCTGATGCCATGTGCGGCCGTGGCGGTGGCGGCTACAGCGCAAGGGACGCGGCGCGCGACCGGGAACAGGCGCGCATCGAGGCTGAGAACCAGCGCCTTGCCGCCGAGAACCAGGCCCAGGACGAGGCGAACGCGTCCGTGGCCGCCAAGCGTGTGCGCTCCCGGGCATCCACCCTCATGACGCGCGGCAGCCGCATGGCTCAGCAGGCCACGGGTGCAGCCACTGGCGCGGGTGCATCGGCCCTGACGTCCACCGTCATGGCGCGGGGCGCCGCAACCCTCGGAGGCCAGTGACATGGACACCGCAAGCGTCGAGAAGTACCTCAAGCGCCACGAGCAGCGCAAGGCCGAGCGGCTGCGCAACGAGGCCACGACGCGCGAGTGCTTCGACTTCGTCAACCCTGCCCGCGGCTTCGGCTTCAACGGGGAGGGCACCTTCGATGCTGGCACCGAGCAGAGCAAGCGCGCCCGCGTGCTGTCGTCGGTGTCGGCTGATTCCGCCGAGAACCTGGCCGCCAACCTGGTAGCCGGCGCCGTCCCTGCGAATGCGCAGTGGTTCGAGATGGCCGTCTCCGGCTCCAGCGAGGGCGACAAGCGCTGGCTGTCCGACGCGGCGAAGATCATCTGGGAGAACATCCACGGCTCGAACTTCGACGCCGAGGTGTTCGACGCCATGTTCGACGTGGTGGCCGCTGGCTACTGCGCGCTGTACGTGGACGAGGACCGGGAGGTGGGCGGCTACACCTTCGAGACGTGGCCGCTGTACCAGTGCTTCATCGGCAGCAGCAAATCGGGCGGCCCGGTCGATATCGTCGAGCGCGCCCACCAGATGACGGCCGAGCAGGCCGCGCAGGCCTACGGCTTCGAGAACCTGAGCGAGAAGACGCGCGAGCTGGTGCAGACCAAGCCTGACACGCTGGTCGACTTCGTGCACATCATCGAGCCGCGCAAGCTGCACATGCCTGGCGCGATGCTGGCCAAGAACCTGCCCATCGCGTCCATCGTGATCGAGAAGGCCGGCAAACACCTGGTGCGCGAGTCGGGCTACCACGAGATGCCGGTGATCGTGCCGCGCTGGTCCCGCCTGCCGCAGTCGGCCTACGCCACGGGCCCGGTGGCCTCCGCGCTGCCCGACATCCGCATGCTCAACCGGCTGCGCCACAACGAGCTGAGCGCCACCGAGCTGGCCGTGGCCGGCATGTGGATCGCTGAGGACGATGGCGTCCTGAACCCCAAGACAGTCAAGGTGGGGCCGCGCCGCGTGATCGTGGCCAACAGCGTGGATTCGATGAAGCCGCTGCTCACGGGCTCGGACTTCAAGGTGGCCTTCACCGCCGAGGAGCGCCTAGAGCGCGCCATCCGCAAGCGCTTGATGGCCGACCAGCTGCAGCCCCAGGACGGCCCAGCGATGACGGCCACCGAGGTGCACGTGCGCGTCGCCCTGATCCGCCAGTTGCTCGGCCCGGTGTTCGGCCGCCTGCAAGCCGAGTTCCTGCAGCCGCTGGTCGAGCGCTGCTTTGGCCTGGCCTACCGCGCTGGCGTGCTGGGCAATGCGCCCGAGTCGCTGGTCAACCGATCGTTCCACGTCAAGTACGTGTCTCCGCTGGCTCGCTCGCAAAAGCTCGAAGACGTCACCGCGGTGCAGCAGTACGTGCAGGGGATCGGCCTTCAGCTTCAGGTGTGGCCCGAAGCCAAGGACCTGGTCGACATCGACGCAGCGAACCGCCTCGTGGCCGAGGGCCTGGGCGTGCCCAAGTCCATCGTGCCCGACACCAAGAAGGTGCAGGCGCTGCGCGAAGGTCGCAAGGCCGACCAGCAGCAACAGCAGCAGGCCATGCAGCAGCAGGCCGCCCAGCAATCAGTGAACGACGCCATGGCCCAGCGCATGGCAAACGCAGCGTAAGGAGAAGGCCATGGCCGGCAACATTCAGGCAGTTCAAACCGGCGCAGGCTGGGACGTCGATGGTCCGCGCAAAACGCCCGTTTTCGTAAACCTTGACGAAAGTGGCCGGCCCGCAGGCGACCCGATCACGTCAGATGACCAGGTTGTGGCTGATGTCAACGATGGCCCCAGCCGTGCATACAAGGTTTTCTTGCCTTGCGACAACGGCAGCGGCCTTGCCCTGTCGCGCTTGGGCGGCCCGAACCACATGTTCGCGGGCGCCGGCAACAGCACCATGTGGGCGAACCCGGGCGCAGTCACCAGCACGGCCGCTAGCGCCGGCACTGATGGTGCCTTGCATCTGAACAAGCACGCGGTTGATTGGTTCCAAGATGCCGTCACGCCGCGCTGGGGCATCTTGGCTTTCGAAATCAAGGGGGCGGCCCCTGGCGCTGCCACGCGGATCATCGGAAACAGTTCGGGCTCGAATGCCGGATGGGGCATCGCGGCCAACACGAACGGCACGCTTGCCATGCGCTATTCGAGCGGCGACGGCAACAACAAGACGGGCGGCGACAACGTCATCGTCGCCCTGGACGGCACGAACTGGCACAAAGTTTTCGTCGTGCTCGACAGCGTGAACCGCGCCATGTGGATGTGGTGCGACCGTGGCCGCCATTCGCAGCTCTCGCTTGTTGACGTGTCCACCGCGACGCGCAGCACGCAAGACTTCACCTTCGGCAACACGGGATCCGGCGCCGCCACGCTGTCGCTGCAGTTCCGCAACATCCATTACCTGAGCGGCACCGGCAAGCTTCCCTCCAACATGACGTTGGCCCGCAATGCCTTCATGTCGAATCCCGGTGCGCCGTTGAACGCATCCGTGATCGATGCGGAATCGTTTGCCGCCGCCAAGGCCGCACAGTTGGCGCCCACGGTCATCAGCAGCCCAACAGCCCACACGCTGGCGCTGTGGCGCTACTTGCGATCCACCGTTGGCCGCGCGCAGTACCTCGTGGGTCAGTCTGACCAGTTCGACGGTGCTCTCTACTCGCCGAACAACTACGACAGCGTTGGGCAATTCGCCTCGATCTGCGGTGGCAACAAACCGGGCCTGGCCGAGTTCGAATACATCGACATCACCCAGCCCGCCGACGCTTCGGACCCGTTGGGCGATATCCCCGGCAGCCAGAAGCAGGCCCGCCTGATTGCGGCCATGCGCGCGCACTACCTTGCCGGTGGTGTTGTTGCGATGTGCGACCACCCTGGCAACCCGACGACTGGCAACATGAACCTTTACCCGGCTGCGTCGGTGTCCCACCCCGACTTCGGCAAAGGTTCGTGGACGACCACAGGCGGCGTGACGCCCATCAAGTCGGGCGGCGCTCAATACGCGCAGTTCACCGGCTACCTCGATCGCTTGGCTGAGTTCTTCGCCAAGCTCGATTTCCCCGTCATCTGGCGCCCATTCCACGAGGCAAACGGCGATTGGTTTTGGTGGGCGAGGCCCATCGCGGACTACGTGACCGTGTGGCGGGAGATGGTGACCTACCTGAAGGCCAAGGGCGTGAACAACGTGCTGTTTTCGTGGAACCTTGGCATCACGCACCTCGGCGGCAACGTGGACGACAACGCCACCAACGCTTACAGCCAGTGGTATCCAGGCGACGACTACGTGGACATCATCACGGCCGACTGGTATTTCAACGACCCATGGACTGCCACAACGGCCTACACGCCGCTGCGGGTGACCTTGCTGAACAACTGGGATGCCCTGCGGGCGATTGCCGCGCCTGGCGGCAAGCCGTTGGGATTCGGTGAGTTCGGCTATCGCGGCAGCTACCCCGCTTCGGTCTATGACCCGAACGTGTGGACGGTCGTCGATGGCGCCATCTCTGGCGAGTACATCGATTGCTGCCTGTTGAGCTTCTGGTTCCCAGGTGACGGCGGGCCCACCCCGAACACCTTGGCGGCCCCGTCGCTGCTTCAGGCCTACAACCTCGGGCACATGGTGACTGCAGACAGGACTGCGGGCGCAGGTGTCTACCTTTAAAGACTGAAGTGACCGACCCCCAAGCCTATCGCCGGCTGTTCGAGGACAACGCGGACGGCGTCGCCGTGCTGGAAGACCTCGTCAAGCGGTTCTCCCAACCCCAGGTGAGCGCGGGCGGCATCGACGCCGTGCTCAAGACCTACGAACGTGGCGGCATGCGCAAGGTGCTCGACCACATCCTGGGGCAGATCAACCTTGCACACGGAGTGCCTGATGTTCCTGAAGACCCCTCGATTGATGAATGAGGCTGCCGGCGCCGATGCTGGCGGCGCACCTGCTGGCACGGTTGACGCTGGCGCCGCTCCAGCACCTGCCGCGCCTGCACCTGCTGCAGCACCTGCGGCCCCCACCACGGTCATGAGCAAGGGCTCCGCGCCCGATGCCAGCGGCACGCAGGCCGAGTGGAACGCCCCCGACAAGTACCTGGTCAAGACCGACAAGGGCGAGATCGACTGGCAGGCCACCGCCCGCAAGATCGACGACGGCCGCAGCCACCTCGAAAAGCGCTTTGGCTCGGGTGACGTGCCACCCGCTGACGTGTCGGGCTACAAGATCGAGGCCCCGGCCGATTACGCCGAGATCCTCAAGGACTGGAAGCCGGCCGAGGACCAGGCGCTGCAGTCGTTCCTGACGAACGCGCACCAGGCCGGCATGACCCAAAAGCAGATCGACCTCGTGATCGGCGAGTATGGCCGCGTCATGTCGCAAGTGCAGGGCGCCCAACTCAGCCCCGAGCAGCAGGCCGAGAAGGCTGCCTCGGACGCCGCCGCCGCGCTGGGCGAGCTGTGGCCCGATCAAGCCGAGTTCGACAAGAACGTGGGCTTGTCCTTCCAGGCCGGCCAGAAGCTCGCCGCCAAGCTCGGCGTGCCCTTCGACGAGTTCAACGCAGCCCTGGGCAACAACCCCATGTTCATCCGCCTGGCTGCCAAGCTCGCCCCCGAGATGGCCGAGGACACGCCGCAAGGCACCCAGCAGACCGCAGGCGATGCGCTCGACTGGGATGCCAAGAAGGCCGAGCTCGTGGCCCAGCGTGACGCGCTGCCCGAGAAAGACCCGCGCCGCGCCGTCATCGTCAAGAAGCTCGACGAGCACTACAAGAAGCGCTACCCCGGCTGATCCAGCCGCCCACCGAACACAAGGCCCGCCCCGCGCGGGCTTTGTCGTTTCTGACGGTCGGGAAAGCACACCCCACCCGGCGCAACGATGCACCCATCGAGGCCCGGGATGGCACCCGGACACCCTCATGTGTTGCCCGTAGCCGCTTGACCTGTAGCCGGGTCGCGAGCCACGACAGCAGGCCCGGCCGCAACGGCTGGACACCCTGAAACGGCGCCCAACCTTTCAGGAGCACATCCATGACTTTCCCGAGCGCACCCACCGCTGCCTACAAGCAGCAGTTCCACGACGCCTTCATCGACGCCCTGGCGCAGAAGGAATCCCGCCTGCAGGGCACCGTGATCGACCGTGGCCAGATCTCCGGCTCGTCCTTCACCATCAACAGCCTGGGCACCACCGAGATGGAGGCTGTCACCGGCCGCTATCAGGACAAGAACCCGTCCGAACTGGACAACAACACCCGGATCGTCAACATGGCCGACTTCGACCGCACGCTGGTCGTCGATGGCTTCGACATCCCCAAGCTCGCGGCCGACCCGTCCTACAAGTTCGCCGGCCTGCTGGTCGAAGCGGCCAACCGCCGCAAGGACAAGTCGATCTACCGCGCGCTGATCGATGACGTCATCACCAAGACGGGCGAATCGACCTTCAGCACGGCATCGCTGCCCTCTGCCCAGAAGATCGTTGCCGGTGGCACGGCCTTCACCAAGGCCAAGATCCTCTATGCCCGCAAGCTGTTCCGCGCCAACGAGTGCGACCAGGAGAACGGCGAACAGCTGTTCATGCTGTACGACTCGAACATGGTTGCGCAGATCCTGGCCGACACCACCCTGACCTCTGCCGACTTCATGGCCGTGCAGATGCTGCAGGACGGCAAGGTGGGCACCAACTGGGCCGGCTTCACCTGGCTGCCTTACGAGCAGCTGGACAACGGCGCGGGCGGCTCCACCGAACGCAAGGCCGTGGCCTACGCCAAGTCGGCAATCCACCTGGGCACTGGCATCAACGCCAAGACCGAAGTCGGCGAGAACAAGCAGAAGCGCGGCCACCCGGTCGAGGCCTACGGCTGGATGTCGCTGGGCGCCGGCCGCCAGGACGAGAAGAAGGTGGTCACCATCGACTTCCTCATCTGATCAGCAACCTCTGAACACTGAAAGGACACCACCATGGCTGTCGTCACCGTCAAGTCCTCGCTGATCACCGCGCGTGACAGCGGAGGCAAATCCTCCCTGAGCACCGGCCCGCGTCGTCTCTACGACCAGGCCGACACCGTCGAAGTCACCAACGGCGACTCGATCGGCTCGAAGTACATCCTCGGCTCCGTGCCTTCGAGCGCTTCGATGCGCGAGCTGGTCGTGCTGTGCGATGCCATCACCTCGGCTGCGGCTGACTTCGGTCTGTACCGCACGACCGCAGACGGTGGCGCCGTGGTCGATGCCGACCTGTTCGGCTCGGCTGTGTCCATCGCCACGGCCATCACCACCGGCACCAACGTGCTGCACGAGTCTGGCTTCGTGGACATCGCCAACCTGGCCAAGCCGCTGTGGCAGATCCTGGGCCTGACCAGCGACCCGCAGCTGATGTACGACGTGGTGGCCACCCTGACCGCCGCCGCTACCGCATCCGGCACGCTGAGCGCCCGCATCAGCTACGCCCAGGGCAACTGATCACCGCTGGTGAATCGAGGGGTTGGGGGGCTTCGGCCCCCCTTTTTTGATGGAGGCGCCGCATGGCCACCGCTGTTTCGATCTGCTCCAACGCTCTGATCCTGCTGGGTGAGAAGCCCATCGCGTCCTTCACCGAGGGGACCAAGGCGGCGCAAGTGGCGTCCAACCTGTACCCGGACATGGCCCTCGACTTCCTGCGGTCACACCCTTGGAACGCGGCCATGAAGCGCCTGCAGCTCGCGCCCACCACGTCCACCCCGACATTCGGCTGGCAGTCCGCCTTCCTGCTGCCCAACGACTGCTTGCGCGTGTGGGAGGTCAAGCAGGGCGACAACGACATCGAACACAAGGTCGAGGGGCGCAAGGTGATGGCCGACGTGACCGGCATCGACCTGGTCTACATCAGCAAGATCCCCGAGGACCAATGGGACTCGGCCATGGTCACCGCCATGACCTACAAGATGGCCGGCGCCATGGCCTACGCCATCACGGCCTCGGCTGCCCTGGCCGATGGCTGGATGTCGGCGGCTGAGCGCAAGATCCGCGAGGCCAAGACGCTCGATGGCCAGGAGGGCACGCCCGACGAGGTCGGCGACAACCCGCTGATGGCCTCGCGCTACCCTGGCGGGGGGTTCTGACATGCCGAAGGTCACGAACGTCGCCAACAACTTCACCACGGGCGAGATCAGCCCGAAGATGCGCGCCCGCATGGACGTGGCCCGCTACAACTCGGGCGTGGAGATCATGGAGAACGCTTGGCCCAACATTCGCGGCGGGTTCTCCAAGCGCTGGGGCACGCTCTACCGTGGGCCGGCCAAGCACACAGACAAGCAGGGCCGCCTGGTGCGCTTCGTCGTCAACCGATCGGACGCCTACTGGCTGGAGTTCGGCCACCTCTACATGCGCGTGCACAAGGTCAGCGGCAGGGTGGAGACGTCGCCTGGCGTTGGCCACGGGGTGGTCACGCCCTCCCCCGGGGCCCTGCCCCCCCCGTCGGGACTCACC